AACAAGATTCAGCAAGTTTAATAACATGTGGAAAGGTGTTGTTTCATGTGACTGGGAAAAGGTTGCAGTTGAAATGGAAGATTCTAAATGGTTCGGACAGGTAGGAAGACGAAGTGTTGAATTACAGGAGATGGTAAGAAGTGTCTAAAGTAAAATGTATAAGACTAGATACTGGAGAAGTTCTAATTGGATTCGTTGAGAGAACTATATTAGGAAATTACAAAATCATAGATGCACAAATTTGTTTAACAAATACAGAAGACGGAAAGTATGAAGTTAATCTTGCACCATGGATTCCTTTTGCAAAAGAATACACGTTCATATTAAACAGTGATTTAGTTCAAACAGTTTTTGAACCAAGACCACAACTTGAAACCAACTTTAAAGTTGCAACAGGTAATAAAGTAAGGGGTAATAAATAATGGGAAGAGAAACACTATTAAAAGCACTAATGAGTCAGTATCAAGGTGAAATGGATATTGCAATGGCAAACATTGAAGTATACAAAAACAACCCAGCTGGTATTGGTGAACACCCCGACATTGCACAAGCACTCGATACTCAAATTGAGAAACTTGCAAATGCAAAAGAAAAATATGATGTCACTTACGACATTTTACACGGAAAAAGTAATCTTACTACCTTGACAGAATAGACCCCCTTGTAGTATAATAACTACATGGATTTCTATACTAACGTTTGCAGAACACGTGACAAAATACTTGTCAAAGGATATAAGAACGGAAAACAACAAAAACTATCCGTATCTTATAGACCCAATCATTATATCCCTTCTAAGAAGGGAGACACACCATTCAAATCATTAGACGGAAGGTCACTAGAAGTAGTGAACCTAAACTCTATGGGTGGTGCAAGAAAATTTCGAGAGAATTATGCTGGAACTCATGGATTTGAAATCCATGGATATGACCGATATATCTATACATATATTGCAGATAAATTTCAAGGTGAGATAAACTGGAATCTAAATCAGATTAAGATTGCAACACTTGATATTGAGTGTGAGTGTGAAGACGGATTCCCCGAACCAACCCTTGCAACTGAAAAGGTCAATGCAATTTCAATGAAACCACTTGGTAAAGATACACATGTTTTTGGTATCGGGCCTTGGGAACACAACAGAACAGATGTAATCTATTACAATTGTTTAAATGAGGTTGACCTTTTAACCCAGTTCGTTAAATACTGGAGACAAGAGTGGTTCGATATTATCACAGGTTGGAATGTAAACTCTTTTGATATCACCTATCTCTGTAATCGTATTGATAGAATACTAGGAGAGGGAGAACATAAGAAACTCTCACCATGGGGTCAATGTGATGTCAGAGAGTTCATGTCTACTTATGGTCAGAAACAAATGATATTCAATCTATATGGTATCAATGTTCTTGACTACCTTGAGATATATCGTAAACATACATTCGTAAATCAAGAATCCTACAAACTAGAAAACATTGCACAAGTAGAACTTGGAACTGGTAAACTAGATTACTCAGAGTATGGAAATCTACATACACTTTACAAACAAGACTATCCAAAGTTCTTGGAATACAATGTCAAAGACGTTGTCCTTGTTGAAGAACTAGAGGACAAACTAGGACTATTGGAACTAACACTTGCAATGTCCTATAATGCAAAGTGTAATTATAATGACACATTCGGAATGGTGAAGTATTGGGAAACCATAATCTACAATCACCTCAAAGACCAAAACATACAAACCCCACCCCAAAGATTAAGGAGTGGTAATGATAAGACACACCAAATTGTTGGTGCATATGTCAAAGACCCAATAGTCGGTGGACATGATTGGGTAGTGTCATTTGACTTGAACTCACTGTATCCACATATCATTATGCAATACAATATCTCACCCGAGAAAATGATAAAAGGAAACAGACAGGACTTAACCATTGATAGAATGTTAAACAAAGAATGTGACTTATCATATGTTCACCAACAGGGTCATGCAGTGTGTCCAAATGGTGTAATGTATTCTAAAAACAAACAAGGATTTCTTCCCGAACTTATGGAAAAACTCTATGACGAGAGAAAGGAGTGGAAGAAGAAAATGATTAAGTATCAACAAGAACGAGAAGTCTGTAAAGAAACCAAACGTAAGAAAGAACTTGATACACTTATCAAACGTGCATACAACAATCAACAGGTTCGTAAGATTGCACTTAACTCTGCATATGGAGCTCTTGCAAATCAATACTTTGCATTCTTTTCTATTGACCTTGCAGAGTCAATCACAACCAGTGGTCAGTTAATTATTAAGTGGTCAGAGAAAACTATCAATGAGTTCCTAAACAAAACACTTGGAACAGATAACGAAGACTATGTGATTGCAATGGACACTGATTCAGTTTATATCACTATGGATAAACTGGTCAAGAAAGTCTTACCCGAAGAAACAGACAAGACCAAGATTGTGGATTTCCTAAACAAGTCAGAAGGTATGATTGAACAAGTTCTTGCACGTGGTTTTGACGACCTTGCAGAATATACTAATGCATTCCAACAGAAAATGCAAATGGGTCGTGAAGTAATTGCAGACAGAGGTATTTGGACTGCAAAGAAACGATACATTCTAAATGTCCATGACAACGAAGGTGTCCGACTTGCAGAACCCAAACTTAAAATGATGGGTATTGAGACTGCAAAGTCCTCTACACCACAATGGGTCAGAACTAAACTAACAGAAGCCTTAAAGGTAGTAATGAATGGAACTGAACAGGACTTATGGGAGTTCGTAGAGACTGCACGAAAAGAATTTAGAAACCTTCCACCCGAGGAAGTTGCATTTCCTAGAGGTGTCAAAAACCTTGTGACGTATTCAGACCCGACTCATATCTATGGGAAAGGAACACCGATTCATGTCAGAGGTTCACTCTTACACAATCACTTACTGAAATCTAAAAATCTTGACTTAAGATATGAAATGATTAAGAACTCAGATAAGATTCGTTTCTCATATCTTACAACACCAAATCCAATCAATGAGAATGTAATATCATTCTCAAGTTCTCTACCAAGAGAGTTGGACTTACATAGATTTATTGACTATGATATGCAGTTTGATAAAGCATTTAATGAACCACTAAAGAATATTGTGAACTTAATTAACTGGAATGTAGAACCAGTTGCAAGCTTAGATTCTTTTTTCGGATAAATAATTAATATGGCATATAGTAATAAAGTAGTAGAGAGATTCGAAGACGTTTTAAATAACCCTAAGAAACATGGTGTTGGTAGATTCGACCCCAATGACCCTAATGTTGCAACAGGACTAACGGGTGCTCCAGCATGTGGAGACGTTATGAAATTGGATATAAAAATAAATCCCGATACTGATGTTATTGAAGATGTTAAGTTTAAAACATATGGTTGTGGAAGTGCAATTGCAAGTTCGTCTCTTTTCGTAGACATGTTAACGGGAAAGACTATTGAAGAAGCAAGTCAGATAAAAGACAAAGAGATTGCAGAAGCCTTAGAACTTCCCCCAATAAAATTGCACTGCAGTGTTCTTGCAGAAGACTCTATTAGAAAAGCAATTCAAGATTGGTCAGAAAAAACCGCACATAGGAAACATAATTATGTATGAGTATAAAGTTAAAGTAGTCAAAGTTGTAGATGGAGACACTATTGATGTGGATATCGATTTAGGTTTCGGTATGGTCTATAAAAAACAAAGAGTCCGAATGGTTGGAATCGATACGCCAGAATCTAGAACTAGAGACAAAGTAGAAAAACTATTTGGTAAAGCTTCTAAAAAACACTTAAAGAAATTACTAGAAGAATGTGAAACTGTATCACTTGTATCACATGACAAAGGTAAGTTCGGAAGAATCTTAGGAACACTATATGCACATCATGTAGAAGGACACCCTGTATTCGGACACAAAGTAGATATCAATACTCAAATGATTAAAGATTGTCATGCAGTAGTTTATAGTGGAGAGAATAAAGACTTGGTTGAACAACAACATTTAGATAACAGAAAATTTGTTATGGACAATGGATATGTGACCCAAGAGGATATAGATAAGGTATCATGATTATAACAATGATGGACTGTTTCTATATCCTTATGATAGCCGTAATCTTTGGATTCATTATACACTTAGAATCTAAAGTTAATCAACTTGTTTCTATGATGGAAGAACACATCAAAGTTGACGAAAGACTTTGTGAGATTTCACAAAAATTAGATAACTAATAAAAACCCCCTTTACAATTTTACCTTTCTTCTGTATAATAGAGTGATACATTATGGAGAAGTGTTATGTCATTTATTAAAGATTTAGTCAAATCAACTGGAAACGAATATGCAAATATAGTTTCAGATGGTGTGGCTGCTGGAGACGTAGATACATTCGTAGATACGGGTAGTTATGTCTTCAATTCACTTTTGAGTGGTTCACTATATGGTGGACTTCCCTCAAACAAAATCACTGCAATCGCAGGTGAATCTGCAACAGGAAAAACTTACTTTGCCTTGGGTATGGTAAAACAATTCCTTGAAGACCACCCCGATTCTGCAGTAATATATTTCGAATCTGAATCTGCAATCAGTAAAACAATGATTGAAGATAGAGGAATCGATTCAAAAAGAATGGTTATCGTGCCTGTGGTCACTGTTCAAGAATTCAGAAAACAGGCAATATCCATACTTGATAAGTATCTTGAAACACCCAAGGATAAGAGACCACCTATGATGATGTGTCTTGACTCACTTGGTATGTTATCAACTACTAAAGAAATCGAGGACACTGCCGAGGGTAAAGAAACCCGAGACATGACTCGTGCTCAAGTTGTTAAAGGTGCATTCAGAGTTCTAACACTTAAGTTAGGACGTGCTGGTGTTCCAATGATAGTCACGAACCACACATATGATGTGATTGGTTCTATGTTCCCTCAAAAAGAAATGGGTGGTGGAAGTGGTCTCAAATATGCAGCCTCTTCAATCATTTATCTTTCTAAAAAGAAAGAGAAAGAAGGAACGGAAGTCGTTGGTAATATCATTCATTGTAAGAATGCAAAATCTAGATTGACTGTAGAAAATAGAATAGTTGACGTAAGACTATCTTATGACAGTGGACTGGATAGATACTATGGTCTTTTAGACCTTGCACTTGCAAGTGGAATCTTTGAGAAGAGTTCCACACGTATCAAACTACCAAATGGTAAAACAGAATTTGGTAAAACAATTAACAACAACCCCGAGAAATACTTTACACCTGATGTAATGGAAAGACTCGAAACAGTAGTAGAAGGATACTTTAAATATGGAAACACGCATAGAACAGACGATACTGAAGAATCTGATTCGGAGTGAAGAGTTTGCACGAAAGTGCGTCCCATTCATTAAGTCAGAGTATTTTGCCGATACTGAAGAAAGAACTGTATTCAATGAAATACACGAATACTTTCAGAAGTATACTAAATCACCAACTGTAGAAGCACTTCTCATAAACCTTGAAAACAATACTTCTCTTAACGAGAATATTGCAAAGGGTTCAAAAACTATAGTTGATAAGATTGGTAAAGATAAGGAGACCACACCAAGTGAGTGGTTAGTGGAAGAAACGGAGAAATGGTGTAAGGATAGAGCAATCTATATTGCAGTCATGGATTCGATTGAAGTCATTGACAAGAAATCACAGAGGTCTACTGGTGAAATACCCGAACTATTGAAGGACGCACTTTCCGTGTCTTTTGACACAAACATTGGACATGACGTGTTAGAAGATGCAGATGCAAGATTTGAATTCTATCATACGGAAGAAGAGAAGATTCCGTTTGACTTAGAATACTTCAACAAGATTACCAAAGGTGGATTACCTAATAAAACACTTAACATTGTTCTTGCTGGAACTGGTGTTGGTAAATCATTGTTTATGTGTCACCAAGCAGCTTCATGTCTTATGATGAACAAGAATGTTTTATACATTACTATGGAAATGTCAGAAGAAAGGATTGCAGAGAGAATCGATGCAAACACTATGAATGTTCCTATGAAAGATTTACCCGATTTATCTAAGAAAATGTTTGATAAGAAAGTTGAGAAACTAAAAAACAAAACTAAAGGTAAACTCATAGTAAAAGAATACCCTACTGCAACTGCACACGTTGGACACTTCAGACACCTATTACAAGAATTGGATATCAAGAAAGACTTCCAACCCGATATTATATTTGTCGATTATCTAAACATATGTGCTTCACATAGAGTGAGGCCAGGTGCTGGTGCAAACTCTTATACACTTGTAAAGAGTATTGCAGAAGAACTTAGAGGACTTGCAGTGGAATTTAACGTTCCATTAGTAAGTGCAACCCAAACAACCCGAAGTGGTTATGGTTCCACTGATATTGGACTCGAAGACACTTCGGAAAGTTTTGGTCTACCTGCGACTGCAGACTTGATGTTTGCACTGATTACCAGTGACGAACTAGAAGAACTAGACCAACTCGTAGTGAAACAGTTGAAGAATCGATATAATGACCCCACAATCTTTAAAAGGTTTGTAATCGGTATTGATAGAAGTAGAATGAAACTCTATGATTGTGAACAAGAAGCACAAGAAGAACTATTTGAGAATGATTCTACCTACAATGATGATGTTCCTGTATTTGATAGAGGAAGGAATGATGGACAGAAGAGAGATTTTAACGACTTCAAATAAAAACCCCCTTTACAGACCACCTAAATAATGTTATACTAGATGGTTCTATGAAGAAAGTGATAAAAAGTTCAGAGGTTATATCAAAGATAACCGAAAAAATTGAACTCAAGAAACAATTGAGAGATGCACGTGTGTCTAAAGATTCTAAAGAAATTGATAAAATAAACAAAAAAATATCAAGAATAGAATCAAAATTGTCTTCCTCACCACTTGCAAAATCCTAAATAATAACATAGATTACATACACTATAGTAAATCACGGAGAATTTATGTCAAGAGAAACAGCAAGAGCCGACTTAGTATCTAAAATTGCAGGCTTAACTAATCAGAAGAATTGGTTAAAGGGTGTAAGTCAAGAATATCAAGTCACTAATCAACCTAACGGAACAGACCATACTGCACGTGGTAGTAAATCTGCATGGACAGGTGCTGGACTTGTTGGTTGGTTATCTGCATGGAAAACTGCAAACTCTTCAATAACTGCAACTGCAGATTGGAATCCAGCAGACTTTGACGGAAGTAATTGGACACATGACGATTGGCAACAATACTATTTCCAAGAACATGCAAAAGGTATATCAAATAAAACAGATTCAGATAAAGCTATTACAGATATAGATGCTTCTTTAACTGCATATCAATCAGACTTAGACGATATCGACGCAGGAATAGCTGCTGGTGATATTGACCAAGTTGACCCAAGTTAGTAAACAAAAAAATACCATAAATAGTAGTAATACCACCAAGAATGTGGTATAATTACTATTATGGGTGCAAAAAATCTACATTTAGAACACTTAGAAGACGAGATTATCAATCAAGGGATTGATGGTGGTCGTGGTGCTATAAACTTTTTACAGGGTCTTAGAGACATGTTAAAAGGAAACTCTAATTCAAGTGTTAATATGACTGTTAAGTGGGACGGAGCTCCTGCTATTTTCTGTGGTCAACACCCCGAAACTAATCAATTCTTTGTTGCAAAGAAATCTCTATTCAATAAAGAACCTAAGTTTTACACTTCAGAACATGAAATTAAAAATGCAGACGAACTAAGTGGTGCATTAAAAGAAAAGTTCTTAACTTCATTTCAATGTTTATCTAAACTATCTTGGAATACAATCATGCAAGGTGATTTAATGTATACCAATGATAAGAAAATGCAAAAGATTGACGGAAAATCATTCGTCACATTCCAACCAAATACAATCATGTATGCAGTAGATATTAATTCAGATTTAGGTAAAGAGATTGCAAACTCTAAAATGGGTATTGTGTTTCATACCACATACACTGGTTCTACAATAGAAGACTTGGGTGCAAGTTTTGGTGCAAACATATCTAAACTAGGAAACAGTAAAGATGTTTGGATTGACGATGCAACATATAAAGATGTCAGTGGTAAAGGTTCAATGACTGCAAAAGAAACACTTACACTTACACAAGAACTATCCAAAACAGGTAAAGCCTTCCACGGAATCAAAAAGAAAGATTTAGATAAGTTCCAAAAAATACAGGAAGAGATTGGAAAGAAAGGTGCTGGTGCATCTTACAAAACATATTGTAATACACTTATCAGAGGTGGTAGTTTCAATCCAACATACAAAGGATATATGGAACACTTCGAAAGCTACTGGAGAGATAAGGTGGTTGCAAAGGTCAAAATGGAAAAGACCAAACAAATCAAACAAGAGATTGGTGAACAACTTTATAACGAACTCAGAAGTTTAAAGAACATGATAACTAATCTTACTTCATTTATGGGACACTTGGTTGTTGCAAAACAACTT